AGCGAACTATTTATAAGCGAGGCAAATTATGAAAAGCATTATAGACAACTGGAATAAATACACAAACGAAGTTCTAAACGAATCTTCCTTCTCTCGCATGAAGAGAATGGTGGACGAAGGGAAACAGCCTTTCATCGTCATCTCGGCAGCAAGAGATGACTTGGGCGAAGACGAGGCAGGCAACCAGAAGCGCGGCAAGATGCTAAAGAGCGACTTGAAGGCAGCGGGATACCCGTTCACTCAAGTTCTTGGTGCAGGACAGGAAGAGCCAGTTGAAGATCCAGATACAGGTGAAAAAAGCATCAAAAGAGTACTCGAAGTAACGCAGATAGTCACCACTCATCAGCGAGGAGATGTTCCTCGCGAAGAGGTGGAAGACGAAGCAGCCGCCCTATTTGAGTTGGGAAGAAGTCTATCCGCCAAATACGATCAGTTCGCCTTCATCTTTGGATATCCGATTGAAGACAAGTTCGGCAACACTGTAATGGCTATTGCTGCCTACAATGCCGACGCTCCCGCTTACGGAATGCAATATCGCATCAAGGACGACTGGGCTGGACCTTGGCATACTATTCGCCAAGCAATCGAGAGCGATCAGTATTGGACAAAGATAGCAGGAACTAAGGGCGTCTTCATCGAAGAGAAGATACGAGAGTTGGAAGAGATGGACACTGGGCATTATGTTCAAAAGGGATGGAAGACATCTCAAATCCTGAAATGGAAAAGTCTCTTATAGATACGGAAGATAAATGGACACAGTGATAGGACTGGGGAAGGCAGGATGCGCCATCGCAGACAAGTTCTCCCAATATCCGCAATACAGGATATTTAAAATTGACTCCGAGGATTTAAGTAAAGACGCCAAGAGGTCAAAGCTCCTTAAAAGGCTCTCATCTCCAGAAATGTATGAAAGTGCAGTCCCGTCAATGAAGACTTTCTTCAAATCTGCGACAAACGATGTCCTGTTCGTTGTTTCTGGATCAGGGATGATATCCGGAGCAACTTTAAGAATTCTCGAACAGTTATCAAAAATGAAAAAGAACATCAACGTTCTCTATGTCAAGCCCGATGTCGAGTTTCTTGGTTCTGTCAATAGAGAACAAGAACGTCTTGTGAGAAATGTCCTTCAGGAGTACGCCCGCTCAGCAGTGATAAAAAGGCTCTATCTCATTGACAATAAAATCGTTGAATCAGTTCTTGGAGACGTTCCGGTTTTCGGATATTATGATAAACTTAATGACTTGATTGTCTCAACATTCCACATGATAAATGTTTATGACCACCAGAAGGCAGTCCACGACACTCCGTTTGAGTCCAGTGATATTACCAAGATAAGTACCGTTGGAGTTGTTAATGTGGACACTGGAGAAGAAAAATTGCTCTTTCCTCTTGAAAACGTTTCCGAAAAGTGTTATTATTATGCTGTTAATCGGAAAGTTCTTGAGACAGATGGAACTCTCCTGAGAAAACTAACTGACGGGATAAGCAAGAACGTCGGAGAAGAAGATATCAAGACAGCATTTCAGATTCACTCGACAACATATGAGCAGAGCTATGGATATCTCGTTGTCAACACCAGCAAAACAAATAATTGAGAGATAAAATGATACTAAGAGCCCTCGGAACAATTTTGAGCTTCACAAAAAACCACTGGAGACGGGTGATGGGAGTGGTAATCTTCTCCGCTATCGGAACCCTTGCAGCGCTTAAGGTATTCGAGAACGGCGTCGATATGGGAAGAATGGTTGGACACTGCGAACTCTCATGCCGGGTTCTTGGGACAGAATTTGTCGCCCTCGACACAGACACAAGTTGTCAATGTGAGTCCCCAGGTGGATTCATCATCGGCATTCCGATGGATCACAGTTATTTCGACAGATAAATAAAAGCCAAAAAAAGGCTTGAAAGGACTTGTAGTCCATGTTATAATGAGTTTAGCAAGGTGAGAGATTTATCATCTTGACTATAGGCAAACCAGCCACAACAAAACTAAAAGGAAGAGAACAACAATGGCAATTGATATTAATAAAATGAAGGCTCGTAAGCAAGCCTTGGAGAACCGAGGCGGCAACAGTAGCTCGTTCTGGCGTCCACAAGACGGAGAGCAAACTATCCGAATCGTCCCCACAGCGGACGGAGATCCTTTCAAAGATTACTGGTTCCACTATAACGTGGGCAAGAATCCCGGATTTCTCTCTCCAAAGAAGAACTTTGGCGAAGACGATCCTCTTGACACTTTCGTTCGCAAGCTTTTCAACGAGGGAACCGAGGAGTCAATCAAGGCTGCAAAGAACCTTATGGCTCGCCAACGATTCTTTTCTCCTGTCCTTGTCCGAGGTGAGGAAGAGAAGGGTGTCCGTATCTGGGGATATGGAAAGACGGTATATGAGCAATTGCTCAATCTTGTCTTAAATCCAGAATATGGCGATATCACTGATGTCGATTCTGGAACGGATCTCGTCCTTCATTATGGAAAGCCCGCAGGAGCAAGTTTCCCACAAACAAAACTTACTCCACGACGCCGGAATTCCGTCTTATGCGACGAAGCTGTCGGTGGCGACGAAAAGTGTACGGAACTCCTTGAAGCAATTCCTGAGTTCGACACCTTGTTCGAGCGCAAGACACCAGAAGAAGTTGGCACCTTATTGGATGCATATCTTCTTGGCGACAACGCGGAAACTGGAGAATCAGGAGACACTGATGCTGCTCCTACCACCACCACTACATCGACAACCGATGCTGTGTCCTCCGTCGATGCCGCCTTCAATGATCTAATGGGAGCCTGATCCACTCCATCGAACTGAGTAGCGGGACATAAATGCCCTTTGTCAGAAGACGCTATTCACCCACGGGGGGGCACAGGGATATCAGGTGCCTCACACTTTATTCGGAGAGTAATATGGCGCGAGCTAAAAACAAAGCAAAAGCAGGCAAACTTAGCATGGCAGATATGCGTGCCCTCGTTAACAAGCGAGCAGGTATTAATGTTGCCCATAATTTAACCGAGGAGAATCCAACAGAAGTAAAAGATTGGATACCAACTGGCTCTCGTTGGTTAGATTCTATAATCTGTCGAGGAAAACTCTCAGGTATTCCTGTTGGTAAAATTGTTGAGATAGCTGGATTAGAGGCAACAGGTAAATCCTATATGGCTGCTCAGATCGCAGCCAATGCTCAAAAGATGGGAGTTGATGTCATTTATTTCGACTCAGAGTCCGCAATTGATCCTGCTTTTCTTGAAAAGATCGGATGTGATTTGAGTCGTCTTCTCTATGTGCAAGCTGCGTCTGTAGAGTTCGTCTTGGAGACAATTGAGGACTTACTTGCAAATAATGAAAATCGAATGTTATTTATTTGGGACTCTTTGGCATTGACGCCCGCTATTTCCGATATCGAAGGGGATTTTAACCCTCAGTCATCAATGGCAGTGAAGCCTCGTATCCTTGCAAAGGCGATGTCGAAATTAACTGTGCCAATTGCAAATGCTCAATGCACTTTCCTCGTCCTCAATCAATTGAAGACGAACATTACCCGCTCTCCCTCCGAGGCAATGACTACACCATATGTCACACCCGGCGGCAAAGCGATGATCTACGCTTATTCTTTACGAATCTGGCTAACTGGTCGAAAAGCCAAGGCATCCTTTGTTTTGGACAATAATGGATTCCGTATCGGCTCAGAAGTTAAGGTAAGGTTGGAGAAATCCCGTTTTGGAACCCAAGGTAGGCAGTGTAATTTCCAGATTTTATGGGGCGACGATACCATCGGCATTATGGACGATGAGAGTCTGTTCGATGCCATCGGAGGATCAAATAGTCTGCAGCGCTCCGGCGCATGGTATTCTCTTCTTGACTCCAATGGAAATGTTCTTGGAAACAAATTTCAATCTGCAACATGGCTTGATCGAATAAAAGACGATGTGTTTCGTCAAAGAGTATACGACATTATGGACGAGGAAGTCATCCATAAGTTTGATAAACGGGAAGGCAACGCTTCCGACTTTTACGAAGACGAAGAAGGAGTAGAAAACTAATGAAAAGAATCACTACAGCAACTCTATTTGTGGCATTTTTAACGAGTTGTATTGCACAGGCTCACCCGAACCCACCCGTTCGTGCCCATGCTCACAAATCTTACACCACTCATCAAGCGCACCACTCGCCCCACGCGACACCTCATGTTATGGTACGGGCTTGGGTTTGGAAACCAGGGCACTATCGAAGCAATGGCGTCTGGATCCGGGGAACTTGGGAGATCCAAACGGTTGAGCGATATTTGCTCTCCCGACATCCATCGACTTATAAGCGTTGGATAAAGGGCAGGCGCCGTCCTGCTCGTCCCGCCAAACGCCATAATCACAAACGGCGCCATCGATAAAAGCGCTTGACAGGGCTTTGCGTCTGTGTTATATTATATACATGGACATAATTGGCAGAAAGAAAAGATTCGTTGAGCTTGCACAGAGAGTGGCATTGAGTTCTCCTGAGCACATGCACCGCCACGGCGCAGTCCTTGTTCGTGGGAATAATGTCATAAATGTGAGTTCTAATAGGAACGCTCACGCTCGCTTCGGGCAACGCTTCCGCCGCCGAGATAAGGGGCATGCAACGCAGCATGCGGAACTTGGATGTCTTCTCGGTTTAGATAGAGCGGTAACTTCTGGCTCAACGATGTACGTTGTGAGAGTGAATAGAGTCGGAGAGCTAAGAAATTCCAAGCCTTGTCACATGTGCCTCTCAGCCATGGAACACTGTGGAGTTCGAAAAGTGTATTATACAACAAATGACGGAACTTTAGAGAGACTGAAGATATGAGCAAGAAGATTAAGCTAAAGCTCGGTGACTTGGTTATCAATTATTATGATAAGGAGAGACCATCCGGCGTTGACGGAATCTTGCACAAGCGATTCGAGTCTTATTATGATGAGGGACTGGGGAGACAAGTTCCTGTTTTCTGGGAAGTGTTTGGCTGGACAAATCCAAAGAGAATTATGGATTCGTTTTTGAAGAATGAGATTAAGAAGGGATATGTGGATCACTATCCAATGAAAAAATGGACAAAGAAATGAAAAGAAAAAGAGTTATGGTAGTGGATGCGTTGTGTTCACTGTATATCCGAAATTTTATTGTAAATCCGAGTCTATCGACAAACGGAATGCCCATAGGCGGCGTCAAGGGAGGTGTCCAAACTTTACAAAAGCTTGTCAGAGATATCAAACCGGATTCTGTAATAATCTGCTGGGATGGACAGGGAGGTTCTCAGAGGCGAAAGACTCAGAATAAGGATTACAAAGCAGGGCGAAAGCCGATCCGCATCAATCGAGATGTGAGCAATATGTCGGAGAAGGAGCAAGTCGCCAATAAGATATGGCAGCAAACTCGTCTATTCGAGTATCTCAATGAACTTCCCATTATCCAACTCATGCTCCCTGCCGTCGAAGCGGACGACATTGTCAGCGCAGTTGTCCAACATCCCAATTATG